GGTCAAACGTCGTCGAAGTTACTGGGAATACGTTTACCTCGAGAAAAGCTTTAGTTGGGTCGAACCTTGTTATGGATACACTAGGATCTAACGTCGTCGAAGTTACGGGGAACACGTTTACCTCGAGAAAAGTCCTCGTTGGTTCGAATGTTACTATAGATACTTTAGGATCAAATGTTATCGAAGTTACGGGGAACACGTTTACTTCGAGAAAAGCTTTGATTGGTTCGAATGTTATTATAGATACACTAGGAACAAATGTCGTTGAAGTTACTGGGAACGTAAACGTATCGAATTACACAAAAACAGACTATATTACCGTACAAAAAGATGCTCATATAAAAGGCAACCTCCTTGTCGAAGGTACGACAACAACTATAGATACCACAAATACAACATTTGAAGATGCCGTTATAAGTCTCGCAAACAATAACGAATTCGCGACTACAGATATTGGTATTATCATGAAACAACCCAACAATAATGCAAGTCCAACGGTAACTTTTAGAGGCGACGAAAAAGAAATAATGATCGGCTACACACTAAACAGTTCTTTAGATACCGAAATTACACCCGATTTGGCGAACGTCATAGATTTACACGTCTATGGTAATGTAATAGCACAAAACAACATAACACTTACATCGGGTGAATTAACAGCCATTACACTAAACGGTAACGTTATTGGTAATAATGTAGATGTTGTTACTCTAACGGGTAACGTTATTGGTAATAATGTAGACGCGATTACTTTAACGGGTAACGTTATTGGTAATAATGTAGACGTGATTACTTTAACGGGTAATGTTATTGGTAATAATGTAGATGTTGTTACTCTAACGGGTAATGTTATTGGTAATAATGTAGATGTTGTTACTCTAACGGGTAATGTTATTGGTAATAATGTAGACGTGATTACTTTAACGGGTAATGTTATTGGTAATAATGTAGACGTGATTACTCTAACGGGTAATGTTATTGGTAATAATGTAGACGTGATTACACTTTATGGCAATGTCATTGCAGATAATGTATACGTAACAAATAATATAGAAACAACGTCCGGGTTCTTTAAAGGTGACGGTGGTATTCTCTCGAACGTCACTCTTCAACAAGTTACGGATGCGGGTAATACGACATCAAATACGGTTCTGTTTACGAACGCACACACGGCGTTTACGACAGATCTTACGTCTAATGTAGGTGTTAAACTCAACCAATTAGCAAATGTAACACTGGAAACCGATATAACTTTAGCAAATGAACAAATACTCGTTTACGATGGTTCGAACTGGACCAACCAAAATATAGATCATACATTTTTACGTGTTAAAGCTAAAGAAGCTATTCAAAAAGGTAACGTCGTATATGTAACTTCTTCAACGGGTAATAATACGTTTAATGTTAAAAAAGCAAACGCTAATAGTGTTTCAACCATGCCCGCTATAGGCGTAGCTTATGAAAACTTAGCCGAAAATGGTGAAGGTTTAATTGTTTCATTTGGGCGTGCAGATGGTATGGTACTCGACGGGTTTACAGTAGGTAAACCTGTATATGTAAGTAATGTTGGTAATGGTTTGGTTTCAAATGTTAAACCACTTGCATCAACCGATCTCATACAAAATGTTGGTATAGTTGTTAAGTCACATAAATCTTCCGGTATTATTTCCGTGACGGGTGTTGGTCGTTCGAACGATATTCCAAATGCACAAGTTGTCACTGATCAACCCTCTTACGTTTACGTCAACAGCACAGGTAATGAACTCAAAAAGATACTCGCTTCAAATTTGAGTGCAAATAACCAAACTTTGGATATGGTCACGTCGTGGAGTAACTCAACACAAAATACCATACAATCAACACACGAAACAACCGGTTTCATATCATCGGGTAACGTTCACGTTGGACGTAATATTTTCATTTCTGGTTTAACGGATTCAATAAACAATTATCTAACAATGGCTGATAAAAATACAGGTGGTCTTATTAAAGCACCTGTATATGTAACAACAGGAGGTAAATATGTTATAGATGCAGCAGAAGCCGAATTTACTGGTAATTTAACGTTTACTGGTAACGCAACAACTTTTTCATCAAATAATGTTGTTATACAAGATAGAATTTTTGGTTTGGGTGCAAATAATGCAGTTCATAACCTCGATATGGGTATTTTGATGGAACACAAAGATGATGGTGATTATGCCAATGTTGCTTTAATATACCACGCAGATGAACATAGGTTTTCGTTAGGGTATACACAAAATACATTTACAGATGATCATATTTTGCATTACCAAGACCCTGACCATGTAATTACCTTTGATATACTAGGTAATACATTAGTTCAAAATAACTTAACTTTGGTACACGGTGATCTGACGGCAATAACAACAAACAGTAACGTCGTAGGGGATAATGTAAGTGTCATTACTTTGAATGGTAATGTCGTTTCCGATAACGTTGTTGCTACGAACATGTATGGAACAATTGCGGGTGCAAATAATATAAGTGCTTCGACAATAAGCGCAATAACTGTAAACAGTAATGTAGTTGCTGATAATGTTGTTGCTACGAACATGTATGGAACAATTGCGGGTGCAAATACTATAAGTGCTTCGACAATAAGCGCAATAACTGTAAACAGTAATGTAGTTGCTGATAATGTTGTTGCTACGAACATGTATGGAACAATTGCGGGTTCAAATACTATAAGTGCTTCGACAATAAGTGCAATAACAACAAACAGTAACGTTATTGCTGATAATGTTGTTGCTACGAACATGTATGGAACAATTGCGGGTTCAAATACTATAAGTGCTTCGACAATAAGTGCATTAACAACAACCAGTAACGTTATTGCTGATAACGTCGTTGCTACAAACATGTATGGAACAATTGCGGGTTCAAATACTATAAGTGCTTCGACAATAAACGCAGTAACCATAAACAGTAATGTTGTTGCTACGAACATATATGGAATAATTGCTGGTTCAAACACTATAAGTGCTTCGACAATAAGTGCAATAACAACAAACAGTAACGTCGTTTCCGATAATGTTGTTGCTACAAACATGTATGGAACAATTGCGGGTTCAAATACTATAAGTGCTTCGACAATAAACGCAGTAACCGTAAACAGTAACGTCGTTTCCGATAACGTCGTTGCTACGAACATGTATGGAACAATTGCGGGTTCAAATACTATAAGTGCTTCGACAATAAGCGCAATAACTGTAAACAGTAATGTAGTTGCTGATAATGTTGTTGCTACGAACGGAATATATGGTAATATCAAAGGTCAAAATACCGTATCAGCTTCCACTATTTATATAGGTACAGATACATACAATCTCAATGGTTATGATTTACGCGTCGAAGGGAATACAGAAATTACAGGTAATTTACTCGTAGGTGGTACAACAACAACCGTAAACACCGAAAATCTTATTGTTCAAGATCCAATTATTCAACTCGGTAACGCAGTAGCTTCAGTAGATTCCGGTTTATTACTTGCGCGCCCAATAACTAATCCAGTGACAGGTAATGTATTCGTAGGGTACGACCAATCTGAATCTGAATTTGCAATTGGGTTTACTTCAAATCATGCAGGAGAATCTTCTATAACTGTAAAAGATGGGGTAAATTTTACTCTGAATGTACACGGTAACGTCGAGGCAAGTTACTTTTTTGGTGACGGTTCCCAACTTTCGGGTATACAAACGGCAACACCAACGTTAGAGAGTGTTGTCGATGAAGGTAACGTAACATCCAACGTTGTCCGGTTTTCAAATGCAACAACTGGTATTGAAATAACTTCAAATATTGATTTTGTAAATAAAATCACACTTAAATCAACGTATGCATCGAAATCGAATTTATTCGTCGTGAACGCGATCCAACTCGATCCAAGTTATGCAAACCCATCACTGAATGTTTTATCGTACAATACTACCACAGGCGAAATTTACGATTCAGGGGGTCAAGGTGGTTCGTCGTTCAATAACATAACGGAGGAAAATGCAAATGTATTAATTGGTTCGAACCTTACTATAAATTCACTAGGGTCTAACGTACTCACGGTTTCGGGTAACGTTTCGGCGGATAATATTACCATCGGGGGGTTAAACGTCGCGGCATCACCTTTTGCTTTGGATGACGTTGTAAGTGTATACGATGGTGCAAACGTAACCGCGAATGTACTCACACTTGGGGGTGTAGTGACGAATGTTGTTACAGCAAATACAATCACCTTGGCAAATAATCTAACTGTTTCAGGGAACACAACTTCACAAAACATAAAATTAACGAATACGGATATAACGGCTTCGGTAACTTCGGGTACGATAACGGTAGACGCAAAAGAAAAAACGTATGGGACAGCACCGCTCGTCGTTTCGACAACCGATGTTTCGAATCTCGTATTTTCAAATCTCATAACAGGTGCACAAATCGTTATACCTATACTCGCGAGTGGGGGTGCCATAAACATTTCCTCCGCCATGACGAACGTCAGCTTTTATGCCATGACATCCGATGTTTCAGTCACCCAAGACAAACACGCACTCATGACCCTATCGAACCTTTACGGAAACATTTACATGAATGCAATTGGGTTTTCGTAATTTAAAAAAAATAAAACCTTACTATAATATAAAACATGTCTGGAGGTATTGCTCAACTCGTTGCCGTAGGTGCCCAAGATGCACACCTCGTCGGTCAGCCCGAAGTTTCCTTTTTTAGATCTAACTATAAACGTCACACGAATTTCGCCCAAACTGTTGAAAGACAGGTTATCCAGGGCAACCCAGCCGCAAATGGTATGTCGACAGTCCGTTTCGAAAGAAAAGGGGATATGGTTGGTTACGTGTATATCGCCCCAAATGATGGTACTAAAGCAGTTACATTTTCACCAGCCGATTGGGTATCTGCCATTTCTAAAGTAGAATTGTTAATTGGTGGTCAAGTCATCGATGAACAAACGTCTACTTTTTCTCAGTACATTGCACCAACTGTATTAGCACAAAATCTCACGAAGTCTACTTCTGGGTTTGCTGAGGCGGCTGAAAGTAAGTTCTATCCACTCAGGTTTTCGTTCTGCGAAAACACACAATC